ATCAAATGCATTAGCCATTTAAATGTGCCTTTAATTCAGTGAAGCCGCCAATTACCACATCGTCAATTATAATCTGCGGAACTGACCGGGCAGTTGGGATTGCTTCTAGCAATTCTTCTCTACTATATCCATCTCCAATTTTACGTTCTTCAAACTTGATATCACGTTGACCTAACAATGCTTTGGCCTGATCACAATATGGGCAGTGATACTTACTCCATACAACAACTTTCATTTTTATTTTCCTTTTAAATTATATTATGTTTTTTTCTATAATCTTCTACTGCTGCCTTGATAGCATCTTCTGCTAGAATTGAACAATGTATCTTAACTGGAGGCAATGCTAGTTCTTCTGCAATGTCGCTGTTCTTGATCAACGATGCTTGATCAAGACTCATACCTTTGACCATTTCAGTAATGAGTGAGCTACTGGCAATTGCTGAACCACATCCATATGTCTTGAAACGAGCATCTCTAATAATACCATCTTCATCTACTTTTATCTGTAGTTTCATTACATCACCGCAGGCCGGGGCCCCGACCATACCTGTACCAACTGTATCGTCGATTTCAAACTTGCCCACATTACGAGGGTTTTCATAGTGATCAATTACGGCAGCTGAATAAGACATATAATTCCTCTAATGTTATATAGTAGTATATATGTTGCAAATATTAAAGTCAACATAAATATTAGTGTAGTTCGCGATACTGGACATATCCAACTACTCTAACAGTTTATAGGACTATCAGCAATGTATTTACACTTCTACGTTTATGCCTACTTAAGAAAAGATGGTATCACTAAAAGAATCCCCACTGATGAATATAATCAATACAAACTATTGATGACAAAGAATAAAATCCCTATGTCAGAATGGAATTTTGTTACTGTTCGATCTAAAGAAAGTAAGAATAGATTATAAATCAGGAAGGATTTCTAAATCAATATCTCCCCCCATAACCCCAATTATATAATTTGTACTTTCTGTTTCTTGTAGAGCTGACTGCTTTTTTCCAATGTTGGTATGCTTATTAAACCATGGGATAGGACTAGATTTAGGATGCTCGCCTTGATACTTAACGCCAATGTCTTTGAGACGAGTAAATGCAGTATAATCAACAAAGTCGCTCAGGATGGCTGCGTTAAGTCCAATCACTGGTCCTAGTTTAAACAAATAGGTTGCCCAATCTTTTTCTTCTTGGATAACAGACATATACATTGCATAGACTTCTTCAGCACATTCTGCTTCTAGTTCCAAGAATACAGGATCGTCTTTGGTTACATTGTTAATTAACCAGGCAGTCCATTCTGTATGCAATAGTTCGTCTTGTAGAATTAAACTGATGATGTTGCCGTTGCCAATATAGATTTTGTTCTCAACCATAGCAAGTGACGTAGCAAATGATACCATGAAGCGTAGTGCTTCTAATGCATAACTGGCATGTAATGCAAGCCAAATAGATTTCTTATGTTCGTACATATCTACTTCGATGTCTAACTCTTTCTTACAGTTAAGAACGTGTAGATCCTCATAGTATTTGCCAATGTTTGCGGCCATGCTGATAATTTCAGCAGTGTCATGAATCTTGTTAAATTCTTCCTTAGGTACACCATAGACATTACGGATAATATGACTGTAAGATTTACTGTGAATATTTGTCTCAAAGAAACTCCAATTGCTTACGAGTGCTTCCAGTTCAGGGATACTGATAACAGGACTAAACACTTGATTAGGCGCCCGACCTTGAATACTATCTAATGCAGTTTGACGCAGTAGATTACTAGTAAAGATATGCTTAATTGCATCGCTGGCATCTTTGTGATCCATTTTGTCTTTGGTTAAACTAATCTCCTCAGGAACCCAAAAGAAACCACGTGCTGTTTCTTCGTATTTGGTAATGCGGGGATACTTAACTTCCTCAAAACGTTGTACTGTAACTGGACCGGCTGGGTCTAAAAACATTGTACGTTTCAAGTAGTTTGTTTGCTTTGATAAATTATATTGTTCTTTTGACATTGTTATACTCTAAAACTTTCACCACATCCGCAACGATCTCTCTCGTTGGGATTCTTAAATTCAAATCCTTCATTCAATCCGTTTCTTACATAGTCTACTTCGACGCCATTAACATATGGAGACGACTTACCATCTATCCAAACTTTAACTCCGTAACTCTCATAAACAAATTGATCACGTGTAACAGGAACACTATCTACATATTCTAACACATAGGCAAGACCTGAGCAACCGGTAGTTTTAACACCTATCCTTATACCCAATCCCTTGCCTCTTTTTGTCAGCACTGTTTTCACTTTGCTGGCCGCTTTCTCAGTTAGTGTGATCATGTTATACAGAAAAGCTAGAACCACATCCGCAAGTTGATTGAGCATTGGGGTTGTTTATGACAAACGAGTTTCCCTGTAGATCTTCTTTATAATCTATTGTAGCACCCAACATGTATTGCATACTCATTGCATCTATTAAGACTTTTAAGTTAGGATGTTCAATTACAAAGTCATCTTCGTTTTGTTCTTCATCAAACGTGAATCCATATTGGAATCCAGAACATCCCCCACCTTGTACAAACGTCCTAAGTTTTAAGTTAGGATTATTTTCCTCTGCTAAAAGATCTGCAATTTTAGCAACAGCCGATTCTGATATAGTTACTTGTTCCATTATAATTTACATGCCTCGCAATTTTCTTCGTCGTCGTATAATACTACATTATCTGCGGCATTGATTGCAATGGGTAATAATGAAATAGTTCCAGTATCTGCCTTAGCCCCAACCTTGTTGATCAAACTATAGTAAATTGTTTTCAATCCCCACTTATATGCCAACATTAAATTCTTAGCAATAACTGTACCCGGGACCTTGCGATCCTGTTGTGGATCATCACTACGGAAGTTTGCAGGGTTATAAAAAGTATTTGTACTCAATGACTGATCAATGTATGCTGCCAATACTGCCGCAGTCTTCAAATATTCCACGCAATCTTTCTGTTCCCACATTAGTTGATAACGATTCTTTAAGCGTTTGTACTCGGGTACAACCTGTACAAACGATCCAGCCTTTGATTCTTTAACACTGATCAATTCCATGGGCATCTCAATTCCGTTGGTACTGTTTAGAACAACACTGCTAGACTCAACTGGCGCTACGGCCATCAAGGTAGCATTACGGATACCATATTTTTTCATACGTTCACGTAGTGGTTCCCAATCCATACTAGGTGTAAAGTCTGTTAGTTCATTGACACCGGCAGCTCTGCGTTCCCAAGGAAATACTCCCTTACCATAGTAAGTGTACTGACTACGTCCGCATGGGCCACGTTCTTGGGCAAGCTCGACACTGGCTTCGGTAAGGTAATATGCTTGATGTTCCATCCAACGTTTGACTTCAGCCAATGCCTCAGGTGTCCCATATTTAAAACTCTTACGTGCATGCCAGTAGGCCAAGTTAGTAATGCCAACACCAAGGGGTTCAAAATCTGTATTGGCCAATTTGCTCTGTATGCTTAGGAAGTCTTGATAGTTCAACAAGTTAGATAACGAGCGAACCAGCACACGACAACATTTTCTCATTTCCTGCGGGTTGCGGAACGCCCCCCAGTTGATTGATCCCAACGTGCATAAGGCTATCTTTGGTACAGCTCGTGTACATTCTTTTTTAACTATTTTCATTTTTTAATGTTCTTCCTCTATAATAATTTTTATTTTCTTCTAGAAAATTATCCATAATAGATAACTCAATCCTGCAATTTGCTGTCCCATTAGTCACCCAGATCCATTTTGCTGACTGCGATGATAAGTGTTTTTTATGTTCCGAACTTCTATAATATGGATTATACTTAACCCAGTTATCGGGCGCTAGTTCATTATTAATTAATTGAACCAATTTTGTATGATTACCAATACCCCGATTACGTAACATCGTATTGCTTACTGATAATCTATCTTTTAATACAACCTCTAATTCTTTTCGAAAAACGTATTGTCTAAATTTATTTGTTTCTTTAATAAAATCACATAAAACCTTAATAATAGTTTCTTTTGTAATGTCAGGTTTAGCGTTTCCGTTATTCATTCCGGAACTCAATTTACTTCTGTTTTTACCCCAGTTATGTAACTGTTCATTAGAATATTTTTCTTTCGTATTTCCGCCGTCGCCACCTTGAGTCATATTATAACCATTCTTAAACGCACCGTACTGTTCAACATATGAGCATTCTTTAAGTATTGCCTGTTTCCTTGTTTCAACTTTGCATAACTGTTCAGACACAATATTTTCAATACCGTACTTGCGGATGGCACGGTGAAAATGTCGAGCAGAGCCAGTTTGAGCATCTTTGATATGTTCTGCCAGTCTTTCCGACATGGTTTTCTTTGTATAACCTATATATTTCTTGTTGTTCAATGTGTGGCAGTAAACAATGTATTTTGTCATAATATTCTCCTACTATTATTTAGTCTGAAATACTATTACCCACTAAATTATATTAACAAATCTCCGATATCATCTGTTTCATCTAGTTCTCGAACCTTTTTACGATTTCCATCTTTAAGCAACACTTTATGTTCGCCGGGCAGAGTTAATTCTTCCCCGGTGTCGAGAGTGATCTTAAATTCACCTTCGTCGTCAATTCTTTGAAATGGATAAGTTGGAAGTAAAATTTCCATACACAAATTCGATTGATATATTGGATCCACCGTTGTATCAAACGGGCCCTGGTTAATAACATTGTCGATATTGACAAGATAGATGCGCCCAGTATCAGTACGTTCTTTAAGGATTCCAGCTTTGAATATCGCATCTGCCGATACAACTTTCTTTTTCGTTGTCTTGTCCTGCTCATACTGTGTGTATAACCTTTCAAATTCTTTACTGTCTCTGTAGTATGCTTGATATAGATCCGGAACTTCTGCAGGATTAAACAATGTGATCATTTCGTTATTCTTATAACGATTCCAAAACATTTTATTAACTACTACTGAGTAATCCATTTGTCGGACACGTACTTCTTCTGTGCCTTGATTGTTTTTTAGTACAATTAAATCTTCAAACTGTGCATGCCAAATTGGATATGTAACTGTACAACTGGCATTGCGTATACCGCCTTGCGAGCATGATCTCAAATCTGCAAACCATTTTTTCAAGAAAGGTATCATTCCAGTATGCTTGATCTCACCGTTGCGAATTGGGGCACCTAACGGTCTGA